CTTCACGGGTGAAGCGCTATCTGGTGCGTTTAATGAAGGCAAGCGAAGTGTGGGTCTGCAACTTCTTACTGACGTGGTGCGATGGGCCCCCGATCAATACATCCAAATGATGCGTGAGCAAACCGATAAGGAACAAGCAAATGCCCGACGAGACGACAGTGGACACAGCGGGAGTGACGCGAACGGCGGAGGGTCAGATCTCGGACGGCCAGACGACGCAGGTGGATCAGTCACCTTCGAGTACGACCCCGGAGACGACGGAGTCGGGGAAGACACTACTCACTGAGGACAAGTCTCCAGATGCAAGCAAAACGAGTGACGATAAGCCGACTGCTTCTGACGGTGCGCCTGAGAAGTACTCGGACTATACCCTTCCAGATGGTTTCACCCTTGATCCGGCGGTTAAAACTGAAGCTGACGCCCTTTTCAAAGGCCTTGGCCTTGACCAAAAGCAGGCGCAGAGCCTCGTCGATTTCTATGGCAAGCAAATTTCCGAACTCTCCTCCGCCCCCGCCAAGGCCTATCAAGAAATGACCGACGGCTGGCGCAAGGACTCCGAATCGCACCCCGACCTGCGCGGCAAGCTCGGCCCGGGTCAGGAAATCAACGTTCGCATATCCAAGGCCCTTGATGGCCTTGGCGATCCGAAGCTGGCCTCAGACTTCAAAGCAGCCATGGACCTAACCGGAGTCGGCAACCACCCTGCCTTCATCCGTGTCATCTCCCGGCTCGCCGAGAAGGTAACTGAGGGCACGCACGTTGCAGGTAATGGTCCGTCTAAGGAGGGTCAATCCCAGTCCGGACGTACGGCGCCACCATCCGCAGCCGCTGCCATGTGGCCAACGCTCCCTTCTTCAACCAGGCAATAGGAAACCCTAACTCATGGCTACCATCGGCAACGTCGCGCTGACGTACGCAGACTGGGCCAAGCGACTCGATGACGGGTACAAGGTCGCCCGCATTATCGAGCTCCTTTCCCAGACGAACGAAATCCTCGAGGACATGATGGTCGTCGAGGGGAATCTCCCGACCGGACATAAGACCACCGTCCGAACCGGCCTCCCCCAAGCCACTTGGCGCCTGCTCAATCAAGGTGTGCCGAATGCAAAAAGCACCACGGCTCAGATTGTGGATACGTGCGGTAATCTTGAGACGTATTCGGTTATTGACAAGGATATCGCTGATCTCAACGGCAACACCGCAGAGTTCCGACTCTCCGAAGTCAAGGCCTTCCTTGAAGGCATGTCCCAGCAGATCGCCGCGACAATGATCTACGGGAACCAGTTCGTGAACCCAGAGCGGTTCACTGGGCTGTCCCCTCGATACTCCACCAAGACCACCGCCAGTTCCCAGACCGCCAACAACGTCCTCGATGGTGGTGGTGCAGCCAGTACGAATACGAGCATCTGGCTCAAGGTCTGGGGCGACGATACCGCTCACGCAACCTTCCCCAAGGGCAAGATCACCGGCCTCCAGCACCGCGACATGGGTGAGTGGCCGGTAACCGACGCCTCGGGCAACACCTACCAAGCCTACCGCGATCACTTCAAGTGGGAGATTGGTTATGTCCTCCGAGACTGGCGTTACATCGTCCGTATCGCGAACATCGACATCACCCAACTCACCGGCGTGTCCGCGGCCAACCTTATCAACCTCCTGGTCCGGGCCATCTACAAACTCCCGACTCAGCCCGTCAGTGCCGGTACCATCCAGACCTCTGACACTCCCGAGGTCCGTGCCAACATGGGCCGCTCGGTTATCTACTGCAACCGTGTCATCCGTACCTACCTCGATCTCCAGGCGATGAACAAAACCAACGTCCTCCTCCGCATCGAGGAGTTCGATGGCAAGCCCATCACCACCTTCCGCGGCATCCCGGTTCGAACCTGTGACGCCATCCTCAACAACGAAGCTGCGCTCACGTAAGGGAGGCATGCACCATGATCCTAGACGCACTCCTCGCCTTCGACACCGGGTCTCTTATCACGGCGTCAGGCACCACCCAAGACTCCGCAAACATCATCGACCTTGGCAATCTTGGTTTGCCAACCACCTCCGCGACTATCCTTGGCGTAGGCCAAGCTCGCGACATCGGCATCGGTGACGATCCAGCCCTCAAGCTCCTGGTTCAAGTCATCACCGCCGCCTCCACCGGCACCTCGATGACCGTAACCCTCGAGGGCGCAATCGACACTGCCGCTGGCGTCCCCTCCACCTTCTCCGTTTGGTGGGTCTCCCCAGCCTACACCACCGCCCAGCTTGTCGTCGGTGCCCGCTTGATGGACATGGACATGCCCCGACCTCCGGCTGGTGTTGCCGTCCCGCGCTTCCTTAAGCTGGTCTACACCACCGTCTCCACCTGCAACCCAACCATCGCAGCCTACATCGTCATCGATCGCCACGATCAAATGTACCAATCCACCAAGAACGCGGTCCTCGGTGGCTACCCTGCTGGTATCACGGTGGCGAACTAACATGAAGAAACTCCTCCTTGCCCTTGTTGCTTCCCTCGCGTTTGCGGGGGCGGCCCAAGCCCAGGTCTCCTGCGTTGGCGTTGGTGGCGTTAACAACGTCCCCCAAGTCGGCGTTACCTGTGTTCAGGAACCTTCCGTCGCAACCTACGCTGCTACTGGCGTAGGTATCGTCCCCGCTGCCTCCGCAACCGACATCGCCTGCATCGCAGGCTCGGCCACCCGCGTGATCCGCGTCCAATCGGTCCGCGTCAGCGGCTCTGGCACGGCTATATCGGTCCCTGTGCTGATCAAGAAGAATGCTTCCGCTGACACCGGCGGCACTCCTGGTACTGGTGTCGTCCTCCCCGTAGCCTACGCTTTGGACAGTACCAACCCAACCTCCACTGCGACCCTCGTCTCCTACACAGCCAATCCAACCATCCCTGATTCTGCCGCTGGCATTATCAGCAGTGCCAACCTTGGCTTGGTCGCAACCACCGTTGGTGCGGCGGTAACCCCCTACGTCCTGTTCGACTACGCCGAACGGACTTTCTCCGAAGCCCCAACCCTACGTGGTGCAGCGCAGCAGATCTGCGTTAACCTCAACGCCACTTCACCCACCGCTCTTCTCAACGTAACATTCCGCTGGACGGAGGCACCACAATGAAGAATCTCTTTCTCCCCTCGGCTGTGATCCTGGCCCTTGGCCTGGCTCTCACCTATGCCCAGAACATCAACAAAGCAGTCCAACTCTCTCAGGACCCAACTGGGCTCATCGGCTACGACACCTCCAACAACATCTATCTCCCTGGTCACCTCCTTACCACAACCCGAGGTGGCCCACCCCCGACGGTGGCGGCAGCCAACTGCGGTACTACCGCACCCTCCGTTGTCGGCACCGACTTCGCAGGGCTGATCACCGTTGGCACCTCCGCCACCACCTCCTGCGTGCTCACCTTCGGCACAGCCTTCGTGACCGCTCCGGTCTGTCTCCTGACCCCGAAGTCTGCAATCCTTGCGGCTCTCTCCTATGCCTCAACCACCACCACTATGACCATCACCCAAACCTCGACAGCTAACAACACCATCGCCTATATGTGCGTTAGCTCGAGCTAGGAGACTCAAATGCAAAAGCTTTGGCTGGCGCTACTCTCCGCGCTCCTGGGCATAGCGCCAGCCCAGGCTCAGAACTTCACTATGCCCCCGCCCGCGGGCGTAACCGTTGGCGGCTTCGTCGTCGTCCCTACCTGCGCAGCACAATCCCTCGCTGCCACGCAGGGCTTCGGCACAATGGACGAAACCGGTGCCCTTTGCGTCAACGCAACGGTCATGGCCACCGCAACCATCGCTGGCTTCCCCACCGTTCAGTCCACCGGAACGCCGATCTCCGTTAGCACCGTCAGCGCTACTGGTACCCTCCCTTCTGGTACCGTTGTCGTTGCTTCGAATGTCGGCGCGACCAATGGCGCCTACTGTAAACTAGGCGCATCAGCCACAACCTCGGACCAGCTAATCCCACCAAACAGCTGGTTCGCTTTTACTGTCGGTGCCAACACCCAACTCTCCTGTATCACCTCGACCTCAACCACGACCGTCAATATGGTCGGTGGCTCGGGCATCGCCACTGGCTCTGGTGGCGGCGGTGGAGGTGGGGGTGGCGGAGTTGTTACACAACCAACGGCTTCATTGCTCAATGCTACCGTAGTCGGCACTGGCACCTTTGCCACCCAATCGGCCGTTACACAGACAACCTCTCCCTGGGTGGTCGCGGGCAACGTTGCTTCGGGCTCGCCGTTGGCAGGTAACCCAGTTCGTATTGGCATCAGCGACGGTACCAACGTGCAAAATGTCCTTGCAGGCATCGCGTTGGCTGACGGCGTCAACGGCAACAATCAGGTCGCCGTCACATCTTGGTTATTCAACGGCACTACCTGGGACCGTGTCTCTGGCACCACCAAGGGCGCCTACGGAATCATCCGCGATGCCGCCGGCAACGCTCGTGGCGCCAACGTCAACTCGAGCAACGAGCTTGCGGTCACCTGTGGCAATTGCTCTGGCTCTGGCGTCAGCGTGGTGGACGCGGCAGCGTGGACCGCCGGGATGTCCGTCTTCGTCCCCAGTGGTGGCGTGTTCAACGATTCTGCTACGCTCACCACCGGCCAGGAAGGCACTGCTCGTCTCACCACCAAGCGCGCTCAAATTATCGATGTCGACACAACCGGCAATGCTCTGTATTCCGCCATCACTGGGCCAATTCCCGCCGGTACGAACATCATCGGCAACGTCCGCATCGACCAAACCACCCCCGGCACCACCAACGGTGTGTCGGTGACCAATGCAAACGCGAACGGCCAGGTCGCGATGTCAGCTAGCTCCCCAGTCGTGCTCGCCAACAACCA